CCACAACACATACATTGCACCAGTAATTAGTAAACCATCACTTGCAACAATTAGAAGCATATTCCAAGATGGCAATACACCAGCACAGGACAATCCAGCACTAGCAGGTGCGTCAGGATATGTAGTTGATGCAGTAGTAGGTGGAGCTCCGGCAGTAGAAGGAACAGCAATTAATCCAACAGTTACTATTAGAAAATCAACTTCAGACGGTAGTTTCTTACCAAGCGGCGCAGGATTTGATACATTAGTTGAAGGTGGAAATTTACAATATGGAACGGCCACAGGATTAGATGCCGGTGACATCACATTAGATGGTGATGGATTTATTACAGCAACTACATCAAAAGGTCCGGAGGAACTTATTCCAGGACAGTTGCACGATACACTAGATTTAAAAGTCTTTGATAGGGTAGCAGACGGCGGCAGCGTGATGTCAACGAGGAACTATACTGCTGTTGCATCGCAAACTGAATTTAATTTAGATCTTTTACCACATAATATATTTTCATTGTTTGTAAAAGTCAACGGCGGAATGCTCACTGAAGATGATTATGAAATTGATTATGCAGAAAAGAAAATTATACTTGAAACTGCTCTAAATGCAGGAGACAAAGTTAACATTTCTTCAATGGCAGGCAATGGTGAAAGAATACTCGACATTGATAACTTCACAGGCGACGGAAACACAAGAATTTTTGTAACAAATAGTGTATACAGAGAAGGTTTACAATCGTACATTACAGTTAATGGTACATTATCTCAAGTTGCATTATTTGAAACAGATACAACATATGGCTCCAAACAAGGGCTTGTAGGACTTGAGTTTTCTACTGCTCCAGATCAAGATGCATTTATATACTATGCATTGTTTGATACTAATGAATCTACTATACAGAGATATAGTGCAACTAGCGTAAACAGATTTATTGGAGACGGAAGTACAGTAGGTTTTGAACTTGCTCCTGAGCCATCAAGTAGACTACCGTTAAGCCATAATGTTATTGTTAAAGTTAATGATACAATATTGTATCCAGGTTACACACAGCAATGGTACATTGTTCCAGATAGAGAATATCCTCTAGACGAATCACAGTGGGCAGGCAGTAGTTTAGCACCAGATTTAGTAGATGTGTACTTAAACGGAAGAAAACTAAAACTTCTAACAGACTATAACTGGGATTTTGCAAACACCCAAGTTGTATTGTTTGATAATGTAGGCGAGACGGGGGACGATTTAGAAGTAGTGGTACCTTCGACAGCAGAGTATACATTCTCTAAAAACACTAGACTTGGATTAAGTCAAGTAAATGGTACATTTGAAGTTGGAGAATCAGTAACGATTGGCTATCCAGACAGCACACAGTTTACAGTGACAGTTAAATCTTATACCACTAACTTATTAACTGTAATTGGTACAATTCCAGGATTAGAACAATTGGTCGACAGTGATGATACTATACCAGTTGAAGGACTAACAAGCGGAGCTACAACAAATATTATACAAGATATTGATTTGATCGAAGCTGGCGATAGTCTAGTTCTTAATGATGCTCCGTCAGAAGGAGCAAATATCGATGTGTTTACTTTTGCAAGGCATGAACTGCAAGATATTCAAATGGAAACCAAAACAAATGTTTCTAGAAGAGTATTAACAGTTGGCAGTGACGATTATTACGAAGCACACAGACGAGGTAAAGGCTTAATTGAACTAAGAGAACCTGCTCTTGATGCTGCTTATGTATGGGTGGTACTAAATGGTACATTACTAACACCTAATAGAGATTACAAACTAGTTAAACTTGACAGTTATGTACAAATAACTCGTCCATTATCAACTGAAGATGTAGTACAAGTGATACACTTTGCTGCACCTAAGTCTAATGAGAAGTTTGGGTTTAGAATGTTTAAAGATATGCTAAACAGAACACACTACAAGCGTCTAAATAAAAATAATGTTTACACTCTTGCACAAGACTTAAATATAACGGACAAACAAATTGTTCTTGCAGATGCAACGAATATTACTATTCCTGATGTAGATGCAAACAATCCGGGTGTACTATTCATTGAAGGCGAACGCATTGAATACTTCCAAGTAAACGGCACTACACTTTCGCAATTACGTAGAGGTACACTAGGTACTGGTGCTCGTCCAGTTTATGAAGAAGGTACTGAGCTTATGGACCAGAGTGATAAAGAAACTGTTCCTTACAAGGATCAAATGGTTTCTCTAATAGCACTTGAAGATGAATCTACACAAATTGTACTTGATTGGTTGCCTACTAAGGGTGTGGACGAATTTGAAATATTTGTTGGCGGAAGAAGATTACGCAAAAATGCAATATCAGCGTATCAATTCCAAGAAGTTAATGCAGATGGAAATCTTATAACAGATTTTATTGACAAAGATAGTCCAGAAGGAGATGTTATACTAGATGCAGAGTTTACTCTTAGCATAGAAAACGATACTGCTATAGTAGAACTTGCTGAAACACCAGTAACAAATAGTAGAATATTAATAGTAAGAAAAATAGGAAAAACGTGGCAAAAACCAGGTGAACAGTTAAGATACTCCGATGATCCAGTAGCACAATTCATCCGCGGAGCAACAACTGACTTACCCGAATAAATACACTAGCAGGAAGATAAAATGACAGATACATTTAAAGATTTAAACGGAGTACTACTCCAAGGACATATTAAAATCAGTGATCCTGAGAGTGGTGAAGTTCTTATTGACAAGCGTAATGCTATACACTATGAAAATATGAGTATAGCACTTGCTGAGTCTCTAGCAAATGCAGGACAAGGTCCTATATACAAGATGGCGTTTGGTAACGGTGGTACATCAGTTGACCCAACTGGTATTATTACATACCTAACACCAAACAGCACTGGCACAAATGCAAGTTTGTATAATAAAACGTTTGACAAAGTAGTAGACGATCAAGCAAGTAACAATACTGACCCAGTAAGAAACAAAATTGAAACAAGACACGTAAGTGGTACAAACTATACAGATATACTTGTTAGTTGTTTGCTAGACTACGGTGAGCCTAGTGGACAAGACGCTTTTGATACTGCTACAAACACAGAAAATCTTTATGTATTTGATGAATTAGGACTTATAAGTGCTGGCACTGCAGGCGCTGATGGTAGATTATTAACACATGTTATCTTTCATCCTGTACAAAAGTCCTTAAACAGATTGATTCAAATTGATTATACTGTAAGAGTTCAAAGTTTAACCGGATTTAATGAGGCGTAACAATGGCATATACTATTAGATTTTCAGATTTTGTAAACAAAGGCAGTATTGTTATTGAAGATAATACTATAAACCAAGAAACATCGTTAAATCTTCCAGGAAGAAATACTACAGCATACGGATCGAGTATTGCAGAAAACTTTTTACACCTATTAGAAAACTTTGCTAACTCAGTACAGCCGTTGAATCCGGTTGAAGGACAGTTATGGTACGATAACACACCGGGTGTTGATCAATTAAAGCTATGGGACGGAACTACTTGGGTAGCAGCCGGTGGTTTAAAGAAAGCAAATTTAGCACCTGATGCAGCAAATTCAGTAATTGGCGACTTATGGGTCGACACTGATAACCAACAACTATACTTGTTTGCAGGTTCTGGTTGGGTATTAGTTGGTCCAGAGTTTGCAGAAGGATTAGTTACAGGTAGTAGACCGAGCCAAGTTACTGCTATTGATAATAACGACTATAATGTTGTCTTTATAGAGGTTAAAGGCAAGCCAGTTGCTATTGTAGCCAGTGAAGCATTTAGTCCTAAAGCAACAATCGAAGGATTTGAAGACGGAATTCGTCCTGGTATTAATTTATCAAGTGCAAACTTAGAAGGCGACGGCATAGCACAGTTTAATGGTATTTCAGAAAAATCATTAAATTTAGTTATTCCTGGTGTAACAAGTGCTACTGATGTTCTTATTACAGCAGCCAATGTTATGCGAAAGGATGCAGAAAACATTGCAAACTTTCCTTTGAAAATTAAAAATGCAGGCGGTGTTAATGTAGGTATCAGTAACGAATTAAAATTACAAGTGGATGGTACTGCGGGCGTTTTACAGCACGATATAAGCGGTTCTAACCTACAAATTAGAATGAATAATGCAGGTAATACAACCACAGTTATTACCGTTGATAGTACTGAAAAAGTAGGAATTAGAAATCCAAGTCCGCAGCACGAATTAGACGTTAGTGGTGTTATTCAAACAGACGAACAATTGCGTGTTACTAGCTTAACAGATAGTAGTGGTGTAAGTAGCGGTAGTATTGTAACAAGTGGCGGCGCTGGAATTGCTAAAAATTTATATGTAGGCGGACATGCAGATATAGACGGTCCGTTAATTGTTGGTAAACCTAATCTCATTAATCCAGACACTGGTTCTGTAAACCCAGTTTCAGCAGCAATTTTACCAGATACTAATAATTTAAGAGCTATAGGACAACCTGATAAAGTCTTTAGTGCAATGTATGCTACAGAATTTGTAGGTAGCTTACGAGGAGATGTACAAGGTAACGTATCAGGACGTTCTGGACAAGCAAATAGATTATCATCACCTACAGTATTCCAAGTGACAGGCGATATTACTGCTAATAACATTGAATTTGACGGACAGCAAGGTACAGTTACTTTTAATACATCTATTACTAACAACTTTATTGCTAATAAACCAGCTACAATCGGAACTGGAGATAATGCACAACCAGTTGCTTCCGAAGCAACTGATGAATTTCTTGTAAATAAACCAACTGGTATTTTTAGAATGCCAAGAGATCGAATACTTGGAGGCATTACAGCTATTGTGCCGGTAGGTACAATTATTCCGTATGCAGGCATAATTGATGATGTTGATATTCCGCTTCCACCTGGTTGGCTAGTATGTGATGGGTCAAACTATTTAATATCGGCTTATATACCGTTGTTCAACAGAATAAAATATTCATTTAAACCAAAAGGTGACGTAGATCAAGAAGAAGGTGTAGCAGATGAATTTTTTGCTGTACCAGATATGAGAGGTAGATTTCCACTAGGTAACGATAGTATGGGACGACGTGGCTCAGCAAATATAACAGGAAGTGCGGCTGCGGACCAACATGGCGGACGAAGCGGTTCAGATATAATAACTTTAACAAAAGAACAGTTACCAGAACACGAACATGATATGATTAACGATAGAAATGATCCAAGCGGTTCTCAATTCTATGGTGTAAGTACTACTCAAAGTGTTGAAAACTTAAATAGAGCTCACACAATCGGTGTTGACGATTTAGTCGGTACCGGATCTGGAGCACTTTTTGCAGGAACAGGCGGAATACTTTCAGATACCAGTACAGGACAACCAGTTGACGTTTTAAATCCATTTTTAACACTTAACTATCTAATTTATGCAGGAGAAGAGGATAACTAATGGCTTATAAACTTAACAAAACAGATGGAACGCTTCTTACAGAATTAGTTGACGGCCAAATAGATACTACAACTTGCGACCTTACACTTATAGGTAGAAATTATGTAGGATTTGGCGAAGCATTTAACGAAAATTTAATAAAATTATTAGAAAATTTTGCCAGTTCTGGAGCACCTACTACTCCTATTACAGGACAACTTTGGTATGATAAATCTGAAGGAAGATTAAAAGTTTATGATGGCACCGGATTTAAATCAAATGGTCCTATCGTAAGTAATACTCAGCCCAATATGGTTGCTGGTGATATTTGGATTAACAATTCTACTAATAAATTATATTTTTATGATGGGACAGATTTAGTACTAGTTGGACCAGTATATGATAATGCCCAAGGTTTAAGCGGCTGGCAAGTAGACACAGTTCGTGACAGAAGTGCTGTTGACCATACTCTGCTTAAAATGTTTGTGGGAGGCTCATTAGTTGCTTTTATTAGTAACGAAGAATACACCCCAACAGTTGCTGAACAATCTTTATTACAAATTACAGGTAATGTTAGAAAAGGTATTAACATCGTTAACGAAGACGAATTTAGATTTTACGGAATTGCAGATTCTACAAACTCTTTGGTTACAGATAAACTTGATCCTGATACAGGATTGCGTATTAAAAAGACAGCATCTCAGTTTTTACCATCAGACGAAGATGGAGAAACAAGCGGATCTCTTACTGTAAGTAATAGTAGTGGCATTACTTTAGGAAACTCAGGCGAAACAAGAATTTTTATTACTGCTGACGGAACAATATTTCAAAATACAGCACTTAATGATCAACTTAGAATTAGATTGTTAGGTAATACAGATTATGACGGAATAGTACTTGATCCGCAAACAAGAAGAATGGGTATAAATCTTGCAACAGACGAATTACCAGGAGCAGCACTAGATGTTAACGGTAATATGCTTATCCGTGGCGAGCTAACGGTACAAGGTGATACTCAAGTAATTGAAGCAACCACAGTTTCTATTGATGATTATAATATAGAATTAGGTCATACAGATACAATTATAACTTTAACGGCGCCATTAAATTCGGCAGTAGCAGGACAACTTGCAGTCGGCGAAGTAATTACGCAAGCATCTAGCGGAGCAACAGGCACTTTCAAAAGTATTTCAGATGACAGAGAAACATTATATCTAGAACCTGTAAGCGGTTTATTTACTGCTACTAGCAATAATTTAACAGCAGCTACTAACGGTATACTATACCAAGAGGATGGTACTACTCCTGTTTATGTAGATAGTGTTTCACAACGTAACAATGATACAGCTAATGGTGCAGGTATTACAGTAAAAGGCGAACCCGGTGCTAATGCTGATAAAACTATCACATGGATAAATGACACTATCAACGGTACTAACTGGGAATTTAATGATAATGTAAATCTTGTTGAAGATAAAAAGTACAAAATTAATGATGTTGTAATGATTGAAGAAAATCTAAACAACACACATTACCAATTAGGTACTGCTATCGAAACTGCACTCGGACTTCGTGATGTAGGTATTATGGATAGATTGCGTGTCCATAGTAGCATGTTAATAGACGAACTTAGTGGAAGTCCGACTATTGCAACTACAGCAGGGTTAGTGATTGATAGTTCTGGTACTGTAACATTTAAAAATGGTGCAAGTACTGTAATGCTTACAGGACTTACTACAACAAATTACGACACTGGCAATCTTTCAGATGCAGCAAATAAAGACTATGTTGATACTCAAATGGAAAGCAACACTGTTGCAGTTGCATTAGATACTACAGATATGCCACAGACGGGATTTGGATCAGTTACAGAACAACTAATTGACATTTTAGATTTCCTACATCCAGCAGCGGAAAAGCGCATTGGCACTTATGCAAGAGTGCATACAACATCGTTAAGAGGTGCTGTAAGTAATATTGACGTAGCAGGTACAATTGATACTACATCAATAGGTGCTGATTTTAGTGATATTAATACTGTTGAGCCTTACGGCGTTGCACCTGTAAGCGGAGGATCTCCTAACCAACAACTAGTGTCAAATATTGGCTTTACAGGTAACACGTCAGGTGATGTTACATTAAAAGCAGATGATGGTACAACACCTACGCCAGTTTCGACTAGAGTAAAAAGGTTCTTTGTAGTTGTTGATAACGGCGGAACAAACGAATGGCAGTCGTCTGCTACAGGGCCAAATGGAGAAACACCGTAAACAGTTTAACGGGCAAATACGATAAATACTATTATCGTAATAGGGGATATTAACGAAAATGGCATATACAATATTTAACACTAGAAATAATGAAATTGCAGTAGTAGAAGATGGTACTATTGATAACAGTACCGACCTAAAATTAATAGGTAAAAACTACGCAGGATACGGCGAAATACAAAATGAAAATTTTGTTTATCTATTAGAAAACTTTGCCGGAGCAAATCAACCACCAAGACCCATTGCTGGTCAACTTTGGTTTGACACAGACGATAGTAAAATAAAAGTATATGACGGCAATGATGAAAACGTTTTTGTTCCCCTTGGAAACGTACACATTGGCGCAAAGCCCACAGGCGCAGCAATTACCGCAGCAAATGTTAACAAAGGTGATTTATGGTGGGATGATGTTACAAGTCAATTATATGCACATAATGGTGCATTGGCAGGAGATCCATTTGTATTAATTGGACCAAAAGCATCACAAGATGTTAGAACAGAAATCACAGACACAGTTGTATACGATAATTTATTTGCAGGGCAAGCAGATCCTACACCTTATCAACACAAAATACTAAAAGGTTTTGTTGATGATACTGTAGTATTCATTGCAAGTAATGACGAATTTACTCTAGACGACTCAAATGCTATTGCAGGATTTGACAGAATCAAAAAAGGTATTACACTAGTTAATACACAAAATGCAAACGACGGCGTAACAGGTGGAAATTATAGTTTCCACGGTAGTGCTGCTGATGCTTTACGTTTGGGCGGAACACTTGCACAAGAATTTGTACAACGTTCTAATCCTGTATTTGTAACACAAGTAGATATTGACGATAATGATGGTTTGTTAATAGGACCTAATAACGAAGTATTATTAAAAGTTGGTGGCGGCGAAGCAATATTAGAATCTACTATTACTGGCGCCAAAATGAATTTTAAAGTTAAAGACACAGGCGGAAGCACTGTTACTCCTTTAACACTTACTGAAAACGGTTTAATACCAATATCAGACAACACATACAATATTGGTAGCGCAAGTTTGCGTTGGGGCGAATTGCATGTTGCTAACTTACGAGGTGTTTCCGATAAGGCAGACAGTTTGTTAAGTGACGGCACTTATAGAATTGCTACTAAAACTAATACAAATGATGCTATAGTTACACGTGACAGTGTAGGAGATATATTTGCTACATCATTCCGTGGTACACATCTTATTAATTCAACAGATGTAAACGCTGCTGTTACAGGTAAAGTTACAAAATCAGAAGGTTTGTTAATTGAAGGAACTGATACATTTGTTCCTGCTACTACATCATCAGTAGCAAATAGAGTTGTAGTACGTGACGGATCGGGCCAAGTTTTTGCAGATCAATTTAACGGATTAGCAACAAGAGCTGCTACACTACGTGTTCCTACTGGAGTACCAGATCAATATGAACATAGATCTGCCGCAGTTGCAGACTTAGCAGGCGCACCTAATACTGTAGCAGTTAGAGATAGTAATGGCAAATTATATGCTACGGAATTTGTAGGATCATTTAACGGACAATCAACTACAGCCGCAAAATGGACTACACCTAGAACAATTACAGTAGACGGCGATGCCAGCGGAAGTGTTACAATAGATGGCTCGCAAGATGCTACACTAACAATTGAAGTTGGGGCTAATCAAGTTGCGCTAGGAACAGACACTACTGGTAATTACGTAAACGGAATTAGCGTTTACAATAACGATCCGTATATGAACATTTATGTTAATACTGATTTAGATGGTGCAGCAAGAGAAAATGCACTTGTACAGTTAGGTATCGATGCTGATACAGCCAAACGTGCTAATACACTTGTAGCACGTGATGTTAATAACAAAATTATGGTTGGAGAAATTGACGCAGACGGTCCGATTACTGCTCAAGACATCGATGGAGACACTATTACTGCAAGTACTAGACTTGTAGGACATGTTAATCAGTCGGGCACTTCAAACGATGGTTGGTTTGACAACCTTACAGTTGGTACAATAAATGCAACAAACATCAACCTTGGTGCATCAGCAGTACAACCAATTGCAAATGGTGGTACAGGTGCTACTACAGCGTCGGCTGCTCGAACAAATTTAGATATTTACAGTAAAGCTGAAGTAGACTCAGAAATTAGCGGATTAAGCAGTCAAATTTCAGGCATTAGTTCAGATAGAATTGTTAACGGTACTAGTAGAGTATTAGTTACTGAAGATTCAGATATTAGTTTCCGCAGAAATGGTCAAGACATTGCTAGTGTAACTTCTAATGGCATAGAACTAGGAGCAGGATACAAATTTGTTGGTACTGCTACAGAAGCTGAATACGCTGACTTGGCAGAAAAGTATACAACAGAAGAAGAACTACCAAACGGAACTGTTGTTGCAGTAGGCAGAATGCCAGGACACGAAGTTGATCCGGCAAATAGAGGTGACGTAGCAATTGGTGTTGTATCTACTGATCCTGCACTAATGATGAACAGCAAAGCAGAAGGACAATATATTGGTCTAAAAGGACGCTTACCAGTGCGTGTAGTTGGTGCTGTTAGAAAAGGCGATGCAGTTTATGTTGATGATAACGGTTGTGCAAGCACAGCAATTAATGGCGGCTCAATAGTAGGAATAGCACTAGAAACAAATAGTGTAGAAGAAGAAAAACTAGTTGAGTGTGTACTTAAAGTATAAAATTAAATTAAATAGAGAATAAAAAAGGCGCCTTAGAGCGCCTTTTTTTGTATCTTATTATCTTATTAGTGTAATGCTACGTATGTTTGAGCACCGCCTGTGCCTGCACCAGTACATACTTCTAGTTTAGCGTTAGTAGTATTAAAAACAACCATACCTACTTCGTTATCAAGTGCGTCTACTTCTGCTTGACTAAAACTAGGAAATTTTACAGGAGTACCAAAGTCTGCCTTATCGTTGTCGATTATAGAAGTAATTGTTGGAGGATTGCCTGGAGAAGTAAATACACCAACGTTAATGGAGTCAGTTGATGTTATAGCGCCTAGCGCATCTACTGTTTTAATTGCAGTAAGTGTTTCACGTGCAATAAGTGTTTCGTTAAATTCTACACCTGAATTAAAAAATACAGGAGAAAGTCCACCTAGTTGTGCATATACATTGTTTAAATAAATGTCGGTTGGATTTCTTAACGATCCGTTTACAAGTAAGTTGTTTTCAATTGTTACATCACTACTTGCAACGACCGCAGGAGTAATAGTAATTGCACTTGAATCGTCGCTATCAATTAGTGTAGTAAATATATTACCTGTAACATTACCTGTAACATTACCTGTTACATCGCCGGTCAAGTTACCAGTAAATGATTTATTAACAGCATCAACCATTGGAGTTGAATCGTCGGCAAATACTGATCCAGTGATATCACCGTCAAATGTTCCTGTTGCTGTGATAGCACCTGTAAATGTTCCAGTATGATTACCAGCAGCATTACCTGTTAGGTTGCCTGTAACATTACCAGTTACATTACCTGAAATTGTTCCAGTAGCAGTTACATTTAATACAGAAAGTTCAGCTGCTGTTGGACCTGTGTTTGGACTAAGAACACTTGCTCCGCCACTGCCTTTAACATCGCCAGTTAAGTCACCAGTTACGTTACCAGTTAAGTCACCAGTTACGTTACCTGTTAAGTTTCCAGCTAAGGTGTTGTTAACAGCATCTATAATAGGAGTACTATCGTCACCAAAAACTGATCCTTTTACATCGCCGGTGTGATAACCTTGTGTATCACCTGTAACATCGCCAACTACTGGACCGGTATGCGTTCCTGCTGTATCGCCAGTTACGTCACCTGTTAAGTTACCAGTAAATGTATTAGCACTTACATCGACCATTACAGTTGAATTGTCTGCTACTATATCACCGTTTAATGATACAGCGTCAACTTGTCCGTTTACTACTAATCCAGTAAAGTAACCGTTACGCCATCTTGCTGACATGCCGCCGATGTCATATGTAGAATCTGCTTGAGGAGTTAATGTGCTTGTTATTTTTGCAGTAAAGTCTACAGTATCAGCATCTGCATCGTCGCCAATATTAATATTTCCGGTAGCAGTAATTGTACCGTCTATATTAATATTTCCTGTGCCAACAATGTTGTTGCCGTTTAGGTCTAAATTTTGTTGTAAATCTAATGTTGAATTGATTGTATCAGCGGTAATATATGTGCCAAGCACTGCACCTGCGTTGTCTGTAAGTTTGACACCGCCCGCCGTTGATCCGTCACCAATAAACAGAGCATCTGTATCGGTTACATATATTAATTCGCCTTCTGCAAATACAACTCCACCGCCTGCGGTACGTTCAGCTTCGGTGCCACGTCTTATTTGTAAAGCCATTCGTTAAACTCCTGATAACATATTATAATTTGTTACAAGTATTTATCCGATTGAACGGAATAGCTTATCTTCTTAGTTTGAGGAATTTTTTTGTACGTGTAGTGATATCACGCTTGACTTTTTCTGTATTAAGCCTAAAATCAACGTTTTGTATATGATCTTGATATTGTTCGAATAGTTCGTCTAGGGATTTTTCTAAATCTTCTACTTTATTCTTTTGAGTGTTTATGTCTATGTCCCATACTTTGCCATCAGTAAATTGTACCCTAACAGAGTCGAGGTATTCTAGTGGAACAACGTCTATTTCCACATCGTCGAATACCTCGGGCCAATGACTAATTACTTCTTTGGGGAGCTTTTTACTGGGCTTCTTTGGCACTTGTCTTAGTCTTTTTCTTAGTTGGAGCAAGCTCTTCGGCTTGTTCTCTAAGACGCTTTGCCTCTTTAAACATTGCATCTGCTTGTGAGCGATATTGTGCAGCCAAATCCTCGTCGCTAAGTACGCCATCTACATTAGTAGTTGCATAATCGCCTACTGGATCAGCAGTTGTAGTTTCGGTATTAGGTTGTACTGTCTCGCCATTTGGGCCTTTTAGTGCTAAGTCTGCTACAGTAACACCTTTTTGTTCTGCAAGCATTTTGTTTAGCTCTGCAAGATTAATAGAACTTTTAGTGTCAGGTGTCATTTCAATGGTATCAGTTTTTACCTTAGTAATTTTACCATATTTTTGCATACCTGCAAGCATATTTAAGCCGTCACTTAAAGTAGTACGTGCCATTGCCTCTGCAAATTCATATGCGTTTTGACCTGCATTTGACTCTAAGCATTTCATAACATCGTCGTGTTGTGCTGCATCTAGAGCTTGTGTAGGAATAACTAAACAGTAATCTGGATCTCCAGGAATTACTCTGTATGCTACTATTACTTTTTTACCAGTTGCCGCAGAGCGGCCTACGTGTTTTAGAGCCATAATTTACTCTCCTTTAGGTTCTTCCTTTGGTTCTTGTTGTGCGGCTACTGCACCTAAGAAAGATTCTAATTTGTTGTATGTTGTACCTACAACAGCCATTTCGTTTGCTTTAAATGCACCACGAGAGCTTGCTACATCGATAATCTGCTTGATAGCAGTTAAGTCTTGTACAGTAAGCTCAGCCGCTGCCGGCGCTTGAGTTGTTGCTTCTGCTTCTGGAGCAGTTGCTTTAGTTTTTTCATCAGCCATAAGTTTTCTCCTTGTGTAATATTATATATGCGTACTTAATTATTTGTACTTTAAAAGTGGACAGGCTAACATGAAATAACTCATTTCTTTTGAGTCTTCAAAGCCCACTTTCATTAGTGTTTCAACCTTATTAGTTTGTGGTAAAACATCAACTGTTTTACCTACAAAATACCTTCCTTTTAAGTTCCTTACTATCCATTTATTTAATGAATCTTCAAGGTTGTATGTGTAAGGAATGGATATGTATTCGAAATGTGGTACGACAACATTAGACTTTCGCACCTCGAATAAATTTAAAGGATTAGGTTCTTTTAGTTTATGCGGCACTTGCTTCCTCGTAGCGTACAGTAGTACCAAACGGTGCTTGTACATTTTTATCATGATGCGAATGAATTAGGAATACTGTATCACAGTAATCTTCATCACCCCAGCTATCCCATGCATAGCCATCTGTAAACATAATGAACTTCTTAGGAACATATCCTGTTTCTTTCATATATTCCCAATTCGCCATAAAGTCGGTGCCACCGCCACCCATAATTTCGTAGTCTAGCAAGTCTTCTCCGCCGTCTGCTGTAAAGTCTTGTTCGTTGTATACCTTAGTATCAAAACACCAAACTTTAATATTATAGTCGGCATACTGATCCATAATGCCTTTTACTTCGCCTAAGAAGTCAGCTGCCTGTGCATTGCCAATTGACCCTGACATGTCAAGTGCTACTGCAATGTCAATTGTTTCATCAAAATTTTGTCCTGGAAGTATAGCACCTGTGTGCCAGCTCTTACGATTAGGACGTCCAAACGTAAAGTCGTTTTTAATAGTTGACTGAATTTGTTGCTGTAGAATTTCACGCCAGTTCATTTTAGGCTCTGTTAACTCTTTAATCATTCGAGCAATTTCACCTGGTGTATTACCAGCACCTGCTGCCTGTGCCGCAGTCATCATGCCTTCTTTAATTTCGTCTCGAATCTTTTTAAGTTCTTCTTTAGAATAGTTAGGACGTTTTTTGCTTACATTATTGCCGTTTGCATCTTTTTCTTCTTCACCTTCATCGCCACTGCCGTCACCGTCGTCAAGGTGTTCGTCTAACATTTCGCCTTCTTGATCTAATTGATCCAAAAGCTCTTGAAGTTCTTTGCCTGCTTTTTTAGCATCTTCAAACAACTTATCATAAATTTCTTCTGAAGTATCTGCTTCGTACTGGAAGTCCTGAAAACAATCTACAATGCTAGGAACTGCACCAATTCGATCACGTACTAGTAAATTGTTTACTTTGTAATCTGCGGCAATGTTATACAGCATAGGATTGCGATCTTCTCGACGTCCTAAGTGATCAAACACCATGTGCAAAATTTCGTGCGCAACAACAAACTCAATTTCTTTATTGTTCATAGCATTAAAGAATTGAGTATTATAGTAAAGATTGCGTCCGTCTACTGCGGCAGTAGGCAACCAATCATCTGCTGCCAAAATGCGCAAACGTGTAGCCATATTACCAAAGAAAGGATGACGCAATAGCAAACCTACTCGTGCAACAATAATGCGATCGTATACTTCTACACGCATTTCTTCTAATTGTTCGGGGGTAATATTAGGATCTGGAGCCCAATTTTTAAGTTTGCTTGCTGTCTTTTTTGCGTCTGCCATTTGCCCTACTCTCTTTGCTAGTTTCTATACATATAGTATACTACTATTTAACGGGTCTGTCAAGAAAAAATGGGCGTTTTGAATGGGACGCCCAAACCCAGCACACCATTAAGACTGTTGAGCAGCCTTAATATATTTTCCATACTTGTCATGGAATTCATCAAAGCATTCCACTTCGTCTGGATCAATGGGCAATGCATACTGAGTAAGTGCAACTTTAACACCCATTACAACTAGCTCAGTTTCAAAGTTATCCATTGCAAAGCGTAGGAAGTTATTAACCATGTCGTCAAACTTTTTGTCGTTTGCGTCCGACGCTTCTTTTAGTTCGTAGCAAAGTGAAACAGTTAAGGAATACATTGCACTGATTTCAGTCTGTTTCAACTCTTTAACCTTACCTGACAAAATGTCACTTGGGTTAGGCATAGATGCCGCTACTTTACGGTGTGCCATAAACTTAATAGCAAGTCCTTCACCAATCGAACCTGATACCAAATCAGTAGTAGTTTCTGTATCAAGTTCGTCTTCTAATAGTTCGCTTACAAAGGTCCATGAACGAGGCGTTGCAAACGAACGACTAGGCGACTTAGGATCAAAGTCGTACAAGTCTTTCTTGCTAAACTGTAGGAAACCTACAACGTCTTTGTGAATATTGTTATGTACTGCCCACTCAAACCAGTCATCAAACGATACAGCAAGTTCTAAGTGTACAAAGCGGTTAGCCAACGGAGCAGGCATACGATAAGTAACGCCTTTGTCAGCATCTCGGTTACCAGCCGCAACAATCATTACGTTGTCTGGTAGTTTATACTGTCCTACACGACGGTTAAGAATCAGCTGGTATGCTGCCGCTTGTACTGCTGGCGCTGCCGAGTTCATCTCGTCTAAGAATAAAACAATATTGTCGTATTGCGCCGCAAACTCTTCTGAAGGAAGTTCACTTGGAGCACCCCATACCATAGTACCGGAGTTGCTGTCAAAGTATGGAATACCTTTAATGTCTGTAGGTTCCCAAAGCGACAATCGAATGTCAATTAGATGTGAATTTGGAAGATTGTTAGTAATCTGTTCGACCACTTCAGACTTACCAATGCCCGGAGGTCCCCAAAGGAAGATCGGACGCTTTTTCTTCATAGCATGTGTGATGCTAGTTTTTGCCTTGTTTGGGCTTGTTGTGCGAATTGCTACATTTTCCATTTCGTATTCCTCATATATCATAAATCAGTGCGTAAGTTATTTCTAACTATGTATATATAATACGCTCAGTTGAGATGAAAGTCAACCTTTTTTGGAGTTTTTATTCAGATTTTTCTTGGCGATTCATGGCTTTGGTTAAGCCGTATTTGCGTAAGTCTCCGCTAAAAAGATGCAATTCCATTGCTTTCTTTTCGCTAGTTACGTGTATTGCTCGATTGGTAAGGTAGTAAGGACAATCGATAAACTTGTCTAAAAAGATAATAACCTGTGTAGTTATAGGCATATCTTTAGGAAACGGTACTTCGTATGTTGCTAGTTCGATTTCAGTCAGAATATCAAAGCCTTCGTCTGTTAAACGAAGTCCACCGTTCTCTCTAGTATTTTTCCACCATAACGGAAAAAACTCTTTCACTGTAATATCGTTTGAAGTCTTTCCTAATTGGTTTAAAAATATCTTAGTATATGTTTCTTTCCAGTTCATTCTTCTGTTTCTAATTCACCTGCTGTTAACTTATATACCGCAAATTCGTCTGTATTAAACATGTCGTTTAATTTAGATGCTAAGTTATGTGCGTGTCCGGGATTAGAGAAAGAAACTTTTTTATATTTAGGTCCGGGATAGTTTGTAATAGAGTTTAAGCTCTTTAGATTAAAAGGCTTGCCGTTGAAAAACACTGCCCAAATAGCTTCAGCGTCTAGAACTTGCTCTGCCCTGTATGTTTTTTTATCTATATGCTCTAGCAATACGGTTGGTTTTGGCCTACTCATATGCGTACTCCTTAATTATATACGCATATATTTATCTCTTTTGAAGTTATCTACGTAGTTTATTTCCAGTTACTTCCACCGTCTAACTGTACTTCTACAGTTCCGCCACCGGAGTTTTCCTTTACGTATCTTTCGAGATCGCCTTCTAATCTAGCCATCACAGTTCCTAGTGTGTAGGCTAAGTTTTTTGCTTGTGTAATGCTTAATTTAACTTCTTTAGAATTACTTAAATCGGCATTTTTAACTTGTTGTATAAACTGCTGTATAGGAGCAGTATTTAATGGATCATTTTGCATTTGCTTTACTCAATGCTGTACGCATTTCTATATCAGTTTTAAACGGACCTTTAGTTTCGTAACGTTCAACTGTAATTAATTTAGGACAAAAACTTTTAACCCAGCCCTTGTCAAAATGTATAATATAATATCCTGCACAATATAAACTTTTAGATTTTTTACTTTTAGTAAACAATGGAAGTTTACGTTGTACATCTAATAGAGGATTGTAAGGAACAGTGCTTGTTGAATAACCGTAAACTTCTTTATCTGTTATCACATTATCTTCTTGAGTAGGAACTTCATTGATCATAACACCTTTGCCAAATGTTTTCTTTAATGCACGTTCGCTGTCAAAATACTTTGTTCCATTAGGACCACTAAACATAAATTTATCTTCAGAAATACTTAGTGTACCTACTCTTACACCTTCATCCTCTAGTATCCAGAATTTATCTTTTAGTATGGTTTTTGTTTTAATCATTTAGGATACCTCGCTTGTAATGGTTGTGCAAAGGATGCTGCCTGGTCTGCAATACGTTGCATATCCCATTTAGCACAGAACTTCATAAGACGCATACCAACTTGTGATATGTCTTTAGGTTCTACTTCTGCAATAGTAGTATTAATTATCTCTCTAATTTCCTCTGGCTGTGCAGTTAAGTCACATAATGTTACATTGCGATTGTAATCGTCTAGCACACGATGTTCTACACCTTCATGATCGACCCAACGCTGTAACATCATATTGTTCCAGTTATAGCCTTTTGTGCTCTTATCTTCAAATGCTTCAATTAGTCCAACTTTGTTCTTAGTGCCTTTCTTACGCACACCAGGATATGCACTGAATACATTATCACTCGTGTCGCCACGCATACACTTTTCAAACAACATAAACGCAGGATCAGGTGCAGGCTTTGCTTCTTTAGTTTTCTTGTCAATTACAGGAGAACCTTTGTCGTCAAAGTAACCTTCGTGTGTAATTGTAGTGTTGCTAACGCCGTTGTACTGCTTTACATTAGGAGCAATCAACTGTGCAAAGTCGCCGTCAGTTGAAATAATAATATGATTGTCATCAGGGTGTGCTTGTACCCAACCTGCAATCAAATCATCTGCTTCTAGTTGCGGATGACGCATCATAGTACAGTTAGTTTTTGTACCAATGAAGTCTTTAAACTCGTCAAAGATTTCCCAAAACAATGTATCTTCTTCTTGCTGTGTAGGAGTCATCGCATCACGTGTTTCTTGTCTATTACGTTTGTAAGGTTCGTAATAGTCTTTACGCCAACTGCGTCCTTCTAAACAAAATACAACATGATCTGCATCAAAGTCGGTCCATGCCTTTTTAACACTATTAAGTGTAATGTGTAGAGCCATACCTAATTTAGTGTCTACATCACCGCGTACTACGTGACGAGCTCTAAAGAAAGTGTTTGCTGTGTCTACTAAAATATAGGTACTCATTTGTCCTCACATACATAAGTCTTCATACATACTACTATACTGTCTATGCTGACTCTTGTCAAGTGTAAATACAGGAATATATCCGAATAGTTTTTTCAATATCATGATACTTCTGCCTTACCTTTGTCAATAGGTGTAATATTAATATAACCTGCGCCTCTATCAGTAGGATCAATACCTTCTTCTTGTAACATGTTATAAACAATATCACGGAACCAACGATCTACAATTTCTTCTTCTAGATCGCCTTCTTCACCGTAACCTGCTTTTTTAAGATCCTTAATAAAGTATTTGTTCCAATCGAGTTCAAAGAAGCCGTTGCGTACATTGTCTTGATTTACTTTTACGTCAAGCACACTAACCCAAGGCTCCTTGCGGCGTGTAGCATATTCTTTTGGATCTTTCTTTTTAAGAAGTTCCATTTCTTCAGACTCTACACGTGCCTTTTCTTCAGCAATACGTGCTTCTTCCTTATCAAGTCCTGTTAGTTTTTTTAAGAACTGTTTCATAGTCCTGCCTCCCTTGCACGAACTTCTGGAGTATCAAGTTTTTTCTTCATAGCTCGTTCGTGTTGTTCGTTAATAAATTCGTCTGCATCAAAGGCATTCTCAAGTCCCCCACGCATTTCCAAAGAGTCCGATGTGCATTCTTGGCGAGAAACGCCATCCTTGCTCCATACAGAGCTCAGCCACTTGACGCTCGTTGAGTATGTATTCTTCACTGCGTCCGCCCAAAGGCATAAGGTAGACTGGACATTCCACCCCGGCACTCCTGTAATCGTGAACAGCTCGATGAACTTCTTCGACATCGTCTTGATCGGCAACCACAAACTTAAGATACATGTCACTGTTGCGAGTAGTGTAGTACTGACTAGCAATATTAGGCTTAATAGCAGTATCTCTAGGTTCTCCCGAAACAGTAAGTTTGGGCGAACAAGAGAACGTGAACTGAATACGATCTTGATTTTCGATGTAATTTCTAAAATCGTCGTATAAAGATTGTGTTGTGTTTGTTTCAATAGTGACATGTTTTAAATCTCCCATCTTTGGATGTTCAAAT